AGGTATTAGCCTTCAATTATATTGACGACAAAGGAGATAAACAATCATTTCCTGTGTCTGATATGTCTGATTTACAAAAATCATTCTTTATTCGCTTATCAGAAAAGATAAAAGAAAAAAATAAACTAAAGCTAAAATTAGATGATACTTTAATTTTAGAGCAAATCTTTACAGAAAGATTGAAACAATCACTTGGAATTGATAATGGCGAGGACAAAACTTGAACAGCATGAAGAAATTTGTGCAATAAGATATGAAAATATAGAAAAACGCATGGAATCAGGTTCTAAGCGTTTCATTCGCATGGAACACATGATATGGGGATTGTATGCTCTAATAATTACATCTAGTATAGCAGGAGCATTTATCTAATGGCAGGATTCACAATAACCACAGAGCCAGTTCAAGAACCACTTTCATTACAAGAAGTTAAAGATTATTTAAGACTTGATGACAATATAGACGAAAGAATGCTTAGAGCATTAATTCAGACAGCAAGAGTATTTTGCGAAGAACATATTGGAAGAAAGTTAATGACACAGACCATAACACAATTTATAGATGGTTATGATGAAACAACTTCTCCATTATGGGAAGGAACTAGAACTGCACCTGATTTACCAATTTACAAAAACTTTATTGAGTTATCTTTTGCACCTTTGCAAAGTGTGACATCAGTAAAAACATTTGATGATAGTGATACAGCAACAACAATGGCTAGTTCTAAGTATTACGTTGATAGTGTTAGAGAATTACCAAGAATTGTATTAAGAAAAGGTGAAACATTCCCTACTGCATTAAGGGTTGCTAATGCTATTGAGATTATCTATGACGTAGGTTATTCAACAGCTTTTTCAATTCCTGAAGCAATAAAAGTTGGAATGTTGCAACATATAGCACATATGTATGAACACAGAGGTGATATGTATGAAGCAAAAAATCCTTATCCACCTATGTTGAAGTCACTTTATGCACCTTATGTAATACACAAAGGTTTAGGTGGTTCAACTTTAATGGCAATATAAAATGACTAGCATTGGTAGAATGCGTTACAGAGTAGCCTTGCAGTCGCCTACAAACACAAGAGACGCAGGTGGTGGCGTTTCACAATCATATAAGACTATCAATACTATTTGGGCAGATATCGTCCCACAGAACGGCTCAGAGACTTACAGACAGGGTAAAACCACAGAAAAGATTACTCATAAGATAACAATTAGAAAATTACCTAATGTAAATACTAGAAACAGGATTTCTTATGATAGTAGATTGTTTGCTATTAAGAATGTCATTAATTTAGATGAAAGAGGTAGATTTTTACAATTACTCTGTGAAGAAGGCGTTGCAATATGAGTAATATTAGCCTAAAAATAAAAAACTTAGATGCTTTCAATAAAAGATTAAATAAGAAACTAAAAGACAATAAAGTAAAGGCTATTGTAACAAGAGCATCATTACTAGTAGAAAAAGAAGCAAAAGAAAGTATATTAAAAGGTGGAACTGGTAGAACTTACGAAAAATACGAGCCAAGAAGAACTCATACAGCTTCAAGACCAAAACAACCACCTGCAAGTGACACTGGATTCTTAGTAAATAATATAGGTATCAAAGTTAAAAGCAGTCCTGACGGAACAGTTATTGGTCAAATAATATCTTCTGCACCATATTCTAAGCATTTAGAGTTTGGCACAACACAAATGACAGAAAGACCATTTATGCAACCTGCGTTACAAAAAAATAAAAGAAAAATCAAACAATTATTTGAAAAAGGCATAATCAAATGAGCATAGGTCAATTCGCACTACAGAGCATCATATATAGCACATTAAATGGAGATAGCACTATAACAGATACTTATAGTGCAGGTGTATATGATGAGCCTTTAGAAGGTGCTACATACCCTTTTGTAAGAATAGGTGAAGAAACAGCAGTTGATTACAGCACAAAAGATGTTGTAGGTGGTGAATACATCATAAACATTCATGTTTGGTCACAATACAAAGGTTCAAAAGAAACTAAACAAATAATGGACAGAATACATGATTTATTGCATGATAGTAGTTTAAGTGTTACTGGATTTAATTTAATAAATCTTAGATTTGATTTCAGTGATATAATGATAGACCCAGATGGGATAACAAGACATGGTGTTATGCGATTCCGTGCAATAATATTAGGAACTAACTAATTTTATAGGAGAAAAAAATGGCGGCACAAAAAGGAGCAAGTCTATTACTCAAAGTCGGTGATGGTGCATCACCTGAGTCTTTTACAACCATCGGTGGTCTAAGGTCTACTTCAATTACTTTAAATGACGAAGCAGTTGATGTAACAAATAAAGATTCAGCAGGTCAAAGAGAACTTTTAGCTGATGGTGGTATTCACACAATATCAATATCAGGTTCAGGTGTCTTTACAGATTCAGCATCAGAAACAACTTTGCGTGGTAAAATGGATGCATCAACTTTTACCAATTTTCAAGTAATCGTACCTGATTTTGGCACATACACAGGTGCTTTTATGGTTTCGTCTCTTGAATATGCAGGTGAGTTTAATGGCGAAGTAACTTATTCAGTAAGTTTAGAGTCTTCAGGCTCAATTACATTCGCAACTGTATAATCAGATGTCTTGGAAACAAGTAAAAGTTGAAGATGGTGTCATTGGAATGATGAAGGATAATATCCTGAATATTCCAATGATAGAACTTGATAAAACTATATCAATAAACAACAAGTCTTATAAAATAGCTTCATCAGAGATTGATGAAAGAGATAATAGACTAATTGTTAATCTTGCAATTGCAAGTCCAAAGAAAAAAGGAGAATCAGAAGATGACAAACAAGCTAAAGGGTGAAGTTGAGATAAATTTATCAGGTAAAGACTACAAATGTAGACTTACCATTGATGCAATCATGGGTATAGAACAAGCCTGTGGTTGTGGTATTTTAAAACTTGCACAAAAAATGGCTAACGCTGATATATTAATATCAGACATAATTAATATTTTGCTCCCTGCATTAAGAGGTGGTGGGAACGACTTTCAGCGTAAAGATGTAATGAAGATTGTGCAAAACGCAGGAATAGTAGCGTCAACAACTGCTGTAGCTACTCTACTAACAGAAACTTTAAGTGATTCAGAGGAAGCACAAGAGGGAAAGCAAGTAGAGGGAGCATAGATTGTGATAACCTGCCTGTCGCAAGATTCTTCTCAATCTGTGTGGGCATGATGGGAATGTCTCCTAACAATTTTTGGCAATGTTCTCCACAAGAAATCTACTTATCTATAAGTGGTTTTAAAGAATTTCATGGTGTAGATAAAAACCAACCAATGACAAGAAATGAACTCAACGAGTTAATGGAGTTATATCCTGATGGCTAGACCTATTGATGAATTAATTGTTGAGATTAAAGCTGACACAAGAGACTTACAAAAACAGTTAAATCAAATAAATGGAAAATTAAAAGCTACTGGTGCCGCAGGTGGTGCGGCTTTTGGTGCTTTAGGTGGAGCAACAGCAGGTCTTAAAGGTAGCATGGGCAAACTTGCAGGTGCGGCAGGTATAGGTGCTGTTCTTCTTGCAATTGGAAAACTAGGAACATTCTCTGCAAGAGCAGGTATGGAATTTGAAGATTTAAAAGATTCTTTAGATACTGTTTTTGGTTCTATTGAAGCAGGTGACAAACAATTTAAAAGAATATTAAACTTTGCACAAACCACGCCATTTCAAATTGATACAGTAACAAAAGCATTCATATCATTAGGCTCTGTTGGTATTGAGCCAACTGCACGAATGATGCAAGTTTTTGCAGATACAGCTTCAGTTGCTGTAGACCAAAGAGGTGCTTTTGAAGCTCTTATAAGAGTTGTTCAAAGAGCAGAAGCAGGTGCATTAGGACTACAAGAATTAAATATGTTAGCCGATAGAGGTATAGATGTATTTAAAGGTTTAAAAGACGAATTAGGTTTATCTAGATTAGAACTGACTGATTTTGGTCAAACAGCAGGTGGTGCAAAAATCATCGTTGAATCACTTGTTAATGTCTTAGAAAGACAATTTGGTGGTGCAATGGTAAATAAAATGGATAATTTATCTGTTGCAATATCTAACATGGAAATTGCTTTCAAATCATTAGGAAATGAAATATTTGAAGCAGGAGTTGCTGATTTCTTTAAATTTTTTGTAGACAAAGCCGCAACTGCCGCTAATGCTGTAGCTGTAAGTTTAGCCGCAATTAGAGGTGAAGGTTTAGGTATTACATTAGAAGCTCCAACTCTTACTGGTGGTATGAGCTTTGACCAAATGCAAACCACAAGAGCAAATTCTGCAAAAAATAATATAAATGCTATTGATAATGAATTAGCAAAATACAGAATTACACAAGATGGTGTAAATGATATACAAGAAAAATTCTCATTAGCATTAGCAAAAACTGGAAGCGATGTTGTTACCTTTAGTGGTAAGTTTCAGTTAGCAAAAAATTTATTAGCTGAATTTGGAGTTACAGAAAGTGAAGCACAGCAAATAGTAGCAAACTTAATTGAAGAAAGAAAAAATCAAGTTGAAGCTCTTAAACAAGCTACACAGTCGCAAACTCAATTAAATGATGCACAAAAAGAAGAAATGCTGACAGCAGGTAAATTAGTTAGAGCTTTTGGTCTATTAGAAAAACATTTAGAAGATGTTAGAGGTGATACAGATTTACTAAATTTTGCACAAACAAATTTAGGAAAAATATTTCAAGATAATAAGCAAAGGTTATCAGAATTGGGTATTACGAGTGAAGAACAGCTTTTACCAGTTTTAGATGCATTAAGAGAAAAATCTGAGGGTTTAGGTAATACTTTTGCAGAAATATTTGAACCTGCGATACAACAAATTTCAATGTCTATGACCTCTGATTTTGTAAATGCTTTAATGGAAGGTGAAGATGCTTTAGATAGTTTTGATAAATTCGCTAAAAGTATGGTTGCACAAATTATTACTACATTCTTACAGTTAGCTGTTGTTAATCAAATATTAAATAATATTTTTGGTCTTAATCTACCTACAAAAACTTTAGGTGAAATTTTCGGTAGAGCAGGTGGTGGTAAAATACAAAAAGGCACACCCACAATTGTTGGAGAAAGAGGTGCAGAAATATTTGTTCCTGATTCAGGTGGAACTATAATGAATAATATGAATAGTAAAAATGCTATGGGTGGAACCCCAATAATTGTAAATCAATCAGTAAACTTTGCTACTGGGGTTGTGCCAACAGTAAGAGCAGAGATTTCAAAAATGATGCCACAGATTGCACAAGTAACAAAAGGTGCAGTAGCTGAAGCTAGTGTAAGAGGTGGTTCATATAGGAGATTACTACAAGGTGGCTAAAACAATCACAATGCCTACTTCGCCAAACTTTGTTCAAAGCAGATTTAGTTTGATAAGAACAGTAGGTCAAACTATATCTCCATATACAGGCAAACAGAAAACACAAGAATTTGATGGTGTTTATTGGACAGCAGAAGTGACTCTGCCACCAATGAAAAGAACACAAGCTGTAGAATGGCAATCGTTTTTAACTGAATTAAATGGGACTGTAAACAATTTTAAATTTAGTGACCCTGATGCACTTACTCATAGAGGGACTTTTTCAGAATATGGTTTTAAATTAGAAAACAGAGCTAATGAATCAAATGCAACTTTATCGTTTACAGCTTCAACAAACACTATAGCAGGAGCAAGTAATACGACATATTTTAATAATGTTTTGGTTGGTGATTTTATAGTGGTCACAGGTGCAACAAATGAAGAAAACAATGGAACGCATAAGGTAGTCACTAAAAGTAATGCATACACGATTACAGTTGACCCTATGGCACATAATTCTTTAGTTGATGAAAGTAATGTATCTAGTTGCACGATAAAATGTAATGTTAAAGGTGCTACTGGTCTAACAATGATTGCTAATGCAAATTCACACAGTGGCACAGTATTAAAAGGTTCATATTTAGCAGTAAGTGATTCATCAACTGTAGACGCAACTGGATACACACCAGTTCAATATATATTTGCAACCCAAGATATCACAGAAACTGATAATGGTGGTTCAGCAAAAAATCAATATGCTATAAAAATAGAGCCAAAACTAAGAGCAACAGCATCAGCAACCACAAATGTTTATGTAAATCCTGCAAAAGGTAAATTTAGACTTTTATCTAATGAGGTTGATTGGTCAGCAGATAATATTTCTAATTTTGGTATAACTTTTGCCTGTATTGAGGTTGTTTAATGGCAACACGACAGGGTATAGACTCTAATTTAACTAACAGACTCGGTGCAGACCACCAAATTCTTTTTATTGCTGTAAAAGCAGAGTTTGATAGTGGCACACTTAGATTTTGGACAGGAGATAGTGATATAACTTTGGATTCTGAAAACTATGTTGGTGCAGGAACATTATTAAATGTTAGTAATATTACTGAAGACACAGAATTAAAATCAGATGGCACAGTTGTAACCTTATCAGGCATGAACTCTGATGTAATCAATATGGCTCTTACAGAAAATTATCAAAACAGACCTATCACAATATTTTTAGGATATATGATGGGTGGCACAGATGTTTCAGCAGGTGAACTTACTTTGTTCAAAGGTAGAATGGTAAATTTATCAATTGAAGATGACCCAAACGGAGCTACTGTTTTTGTGTCTTGTGAAAATAGATTGGTAGATTTAGAAAGACCTTCAAATTTAAGATATACCAAAGAGACTCAAAACTTTTTATATCCTAGCGATGTGGGATTAGATAGAGTCCAATCTTTACAAGACAAAGAAATTAGATGGGGTGCTGTGACTTCAGGCACAAGTTCAGGTGGTAGTGGTGGTGGCTCTACTGGTGGCACAACGCGATATGTTAGAGGAACAGAAGCATGAAGAAGTTGCCACATTGGGAAATCAAATACAATGAATTTGTATATGACAATAGGCATAAACCTTTTGAATGGGGTGTATGGGATTGTTGTAAATTCTCAAATGCTCTTATTAAAGCAATGACTAATAAAGATTTAATACCCAAAACTTTGAAATGGAAGGATGAACAAACAGCTAAAAAATCAATAAAAGATTATGGTGGAACTCTTTTAAAAAGCATTATTAAAGTATGCAAAGCTAATAAAATTAAAGAAATTGATAAAAATTTTATGACTAAAGGAGATTTGGTTGTTTATATGCAAGAATCAGAACTTGTAGGAATCTGTGATGGTAGTGGTATTTTAGGTGTCAAAGAAAATGGTATTGAATTAGTCCAAAATCAAAAAGTATTGAAAGTATGGAGAATAGAGCAATAAATGTCTAAGGTAGAAGATGCGGCAAAAGCCTTTGTAGGCACTTTATTGGTTGTAACTGGTTTAGCACTTGGTTTAACTGCATTAGGTGTTGGGTCAGGCATTGCAACAGCTTCTGTTATGGGAACGACACTATTTGGCGTATCTGCAATGACATTAGCTACTGCATCAGGATTGACGACTTTGTTAGCAGGATTATATACACAAAGTTTTGATAATATTTCCAATAATTTTGGCACAAGAACAACCACAAGGTCTCCTACAGCACCAAGACAGATTATCTATGGTGTCACAAGAGTAGGTGGAACAATCCTACATATGCAGACAACAGGCACTGATAATTATTTATTACACATGGTTGTAGCAGTAGCAGGACACGAAATAACAGGTATTAATTCTGTAAGAATTGGTGAAACAAATGTAACTACAACCACAAGCACTATTAATGGTGAAACTGTTTATACAGTCACTAATAGTAAATACACAAATACTGAAAACGAAAATAATTTTGGTAGTGGTAGATTGATTCGTTATACGATTGAAGATGGTAGTCAAACCACTGCTAATGGATTTTTAGATGCTCAATTATCAAGCATGACATCAAATCATAAGTTTCAAGGTATTGCATATGTTTATATTCAAATGGTTGCTGACTCAGAAAAGTTTTCAAGTATTCCTGCAATATCTTTTGTTGTTGAAGGTAAAAATGTTTATGACCCAAGAACTTCAGCAATGGCTACAACTACTGCACAAAGACAAAATCCTGCTTTAATTATTAGAGATTATTTAACAGATACAACTTATGGTTTAAAAGCTACTTCTGACGAAATAAACGATACAACAAATGCAGGTGGGTTTTCTGCTTGTGCAAATTTATGTGACCAAACAATTTCTGATGAAGCAAATGGTGCAAGATACACAGTTAATGGTTTTATAGATGCTTCTACAAATGGCTCTGATGCTATTACAGGTTTTCTCTCTGCTATGGCAGGTAAAATGACTTATGTAAATGGTAAATTTAATGTTTTTGGTGGTGCTTCACAAACACCTAGCTTAACCATTACTGATGATGATTTATTAGCAAAAGTAAGAGTGACAACAGGAAGTCCATCAGGCAATCTAGCAAATACCATAAAAGCCGTGTATGTTGATTCAAATAATAATTACACAGCAATTGATAGTCCAGTTTATCAAGATTCAACATTTTTAGGCGAAGATACTCCTTCAGGAGAATCTAATGCTAACTATGTAAAAGAAACAGAAGTGCAGTTGCCATTCACTACAACATCAAAAATGGCACAAAGACTTGCAAGAATAAATCTTAAATCACAAAGACAAGCACAAACTTTAGAAGTTATGACAAGTTTGCAGTTTATGCGATTACAACCTAGTGATTGGGTATATTTAACAAATGAAAGACTTAGCTATTCATCAAAAGTCTTTGAAGTCGTAGCAACAAATTTAGAAGTTATTAATACAGAAGGTGGACAACCAATATTAGCTACAAAACTTGCATTGAAAGAAACTGATTCAGGAGTATTTGATTTTGTTACTAATGATTATACTGATGACCAAAGCGAAGGTAGCGTAATAGATAGTGGTGATGGTTCTATTACAACACCTACAAGCCTATCTTTAGCACAAAGTATTGAAAAAGATGGACAAGAATTAAGAGTAAATGTGATTGCTTCATGGACTAATAATACAAATGCAATTATCGTAGGCACTGAAGTAGCATATAAATTATCAACAGATACTAATTTTAGTGGCGTTACTGTTGGTAGAGGAACAGCTAATGCAACAATTCCTAATTTAGCTATTGGTAAAACTTATAATGTAAAAGTTAGACATATATCTTCAACAGGTGCAGTCAGTAGTTATACAAGTGTTGTCAATATTACAATTTCATCATTAACTGATGCACCAAGTGACCCAAGCAATTTTGCAGTTAGTAGTGAGACTGCTTTAGGTTTTACTCTAAGTTGGACAAACCCAAACAATGCAGATTTAAGTTATATTGAAGTTCATAGAAGAACAGTCAATACAACACCAACTGACACATCAACTATAGTAACAATAAGAGGTGCAGTTGCTAATACTAATTTGTACGTATCACAAACAGTCAGAAATGGTCTTACAATTGGCACAACTTATTATTATTGGATAAGAGCAGTAAATACTTCAGGTGTTAAAAGTAATTTTGTAGGTAGTGTTAATGGAACTATTACTAGATTAGAAGATGACAAGATTGGTGATGTGGGTGCAACTAAAATTACTGGAACTTTAATAGATAGTCAAATAGACGGAATAGGTGCAAATAAAATTACTGGAACTCTTGCAGACAGTCAATTAGATGCAATAAGTGCCACTAAAATAACAGGAACTATCGTAGATAGTCAATTAGATGCAATAAGTGCTACAAAAGTTTCAGGAACTCTTGCAGACAGTCAATTAGATGCAATAAGTGCTTCTAAGGTCACAGGGACTTTAGCTGATAACCAACTTGCAGGTATTAGTGCAACAAAAATAACAGGTACTTTAGTTGACAGTCAATTAGATGAAATTAGTGCTTCTAAAGTTACAGGTACTTTAGCTGATAGCCAACTTGCAGGTATTAGTGCAACTAAAGTGACTGGAACTCTTGCAGACAGTCAGTTGGCAGGAATAAGTGCAACTAAAGTAACTGGAACACTTGCAGACAGTCAGTTGGCAGGAATAAGTGCAAGTAAAGTTACAGGACAATTAGCTGATACACAGTTAGCTGAAATTAGTGCTGACAAGGTTACAGGTAGCGTTGGTGACTTAGATGCTACATTAATTAAATTAGATGGCACACAATTAAGTGCTTCATCTAGTGGTATAAGAGTTTCTAATAATTCACTAGATATTGCACAGGTTGCAACAACAAACTCTATTGGTGTAATCCTTGCTGATGAAGGTAGTCATACTATGTCAAATACAGCTACTTCAGGTGGTAGTACTTCATTTCATATACCTGAAAGAGTATCAACACCCTTAACATTAACAATTCCACAAACAGCAACAGCAGAATCAAAAGATTTTTTAATTAGAATGTTTGTAAATCCAATAGGTAGTGCTGTTTCAAACACAGCAATAAATGTTCAAGTAGGATATGCAACAGCAAGTAATATTACATCATTTAATGCTAGTCCTTTTTACAGTGGTGGTTCAATAGATACAACTTTTGCTAGTTCATATGCTAATGGTGCTTTTGCAGAAGCACTTGGTATTGCACATAAATTTAGTATCACCACTAGCACAAGTGGTTCAACTACAGTTTATATATATGGTTTTGCAGGATTATTCGGTATATCTAGTCCGGGAGTTTCATATGTGTTGTCGTGTGAGGGTTTATTCAGATGATTGATGTTAGTATTTATTTAGTTTCAACTGGACAGATTATTTCTAATAGAAATGTGCAAAGTCTTGATGATTTATCAATACTTGATTCTTCATTAGGATATGTTGAAGGTAAATACTCAAGATTAACAAAAAAATGGAATGGAAGTGCAGTCGTTGATTATTCTCCACCATATGTTTCAGGCACAAATACTATTAAAGTAAGAGCAGAGAGAAACAGGCTTTTGGAACAATCTGATTGGACACAAGTGCCTGATAGTCCTTTGACAGATTCTAAAAAAACAGAATGGGCAACATACAGACAGTCATTAAGAGACATGATGGCTACATATACAGATAGTGAAGCAAACACAGTAGAGAACACAACATTCCCTACTAAACCTAGTTAGGAGATTGTATGGACGATTTTGTAAAGTTAGTTACTGAGTTGGGATTTCCAATAGCCGCAACTATTGGACTTGGATATTTTTTGTGGAAACTTATCAATAGAATTATTGATGGCATGGAAACAAAGATAGATACACTTGATGAAAAATTAGGTGCTTCTATAGATAATCTTGAACAAAGACTTGGTGGTAAACTTGACGCACAACATGGTATTTTGGTAGCCTTGATAGACAGAATAAGAAGTCTTGATAATGAAATCATTAGACAAGACACTATGATTAAAACAATTTTGGGTGTTCCACAATTGATAAATCAAGACAAAATAGCGAAAGCAGATAGAGATGACCAAAGAAAAGATTAAGAAAAAAAGAGGTAGACCTAGTAAAGCTGAAATAGAAGCAAAGACTCAACGCGAAAAAGAAAAAGATATAATCATCAAAACTTTAGCATGGTTAGGCATCCTAATGTTTACAGGTGTTTTTATACAAAATGCTTTTGCAGACCAAATTGTTCATAAATTTAAAAATCCTTCATTTAGTGGTGTAAATACGTCTTCACATTGGTTGACGATAGAAAATCAAGAGTTTAATCGTAAATTAAGCATCAAAGAAGAACTTAAAATGATACAAGACCAAATAGAAAGAGACAAAGAAAATACAACACTTGCAAGATTTATTAGAAACTTAGAATCAAGAATTTATGCACAATTATCAAGACAATTGGTAGAAAACTTATTTGGTGAAAATGCAAATACAAGTGGGACAATAGAATTAGAAGGCAATACAATAACATATACAACAGACGGAACTACAATAACTTTAACAATTACTGACCCTGATGGAAATATTACCGAGATATCTTTGCCTATCGGCTCTTTTACTTTCTAGTTGTGCAATCAATACTGTATTAGAAGATACATACAACGAAAGATTCCCAAGCAAAGGTCTAACTAAAACATCTATTTTTGATTTACAAAATCAAGAGTTATTAAACATACCTGCTCCAAGTAGAAAGCCAGTTGTTGCAGTATATCCAACTGCATTTACAGACCAAACAGGACAAAGAAAAAGCAACAGCGAATTTGCATTATTCTCTAGTGCATTAACACAACAACCAAGTGCTTTTTTGATAAGAGCATTAAAACACGCAAGTAATGGTAATTTTTTTATAGTAGTAGAAAGAGTTGGATTAGATAATCTTACAAAAGAAAGACAAATAATACGTTCTACAAGGCAAGAACATAAAGAAGACAAGAAAGTAAAACCCCTGCTCTTTGCAGGTCTATTGCTTGAAGGTGCTGTTGTGTCGTATGATAGTAATACTGCAACAGGTGGTGCAGGTGCTAGATGGCTTGGAATAGGTAACAGTATGCAATATAGAGAAGATGCAATTACTGTTTCTTTAAGGCTAGTATCAGTATCAACTGGAGAAATTTTGGTTGAAGTTTTATCACAGAAAACCATATTTTCTTATGCACAGTCGCAAGATGTGTTTAAGTTCATAGAAATGGATACTGAATTAGTTGAAGTGGAGATTGGTGCTTCACGCAACGAAAGTCCAAGCATTGCATTGATGAAAGCCATTGAAGGTGCTGTGCTTGAACTCATAAACATTGGATATGAACGAGGTTATTGGAAACATGAAACATTTGAAATTACAAATCCTACTTGTATTGATGATGACTGTAGTAGTCTTAGAGGTTAATACTGCTGATAATGAAATCTACGTTGACCAAAGTGGTAATAATGCAAACATTGATTTAGAACAACTTGGTAATTCTAATATTATTGGTGGTCTAAACAGCATTGCAGGTACTCTCACAGCACTTGACCTTGATGGTATAAATCTTACTTTAGACATAAATCAAATAGGTAATTCTAATAAATTTCTAGGAGATATTCTTGGAGATTCTATTACTGGATTTTTTGAATTTGATGGAGATAGTAATACATTTACCATACAAGGAGACCCAACTGATACATATGGTATTGATTCATCAGACTTTAATGTAGATGTTACTGGTGACAGTAATACATTCACATTAGATGTTGGAACTTCTGCATTAGCAGGAACTTTAGACTTAGATTGGATTATCACAGGTAGTAGCAATACATTTGATTTTGATATCAATTATGATGGTGCAACTAATGATGTTGATGTTGATGGAGATAGCAATACAGTAAACTTTACAGGAAGTGGATATGCAGACGGATATTTCAAACTTGACCAAACAGGTGATAGTAGAACATTTAACATCAATCAATTATCAACTTTGGTTTCTGACTGGTTGGAAGTTAATAGCACTGGGTCTAATGGCACTGTGTGTATCACACAGAACGATGGCGGAACAAGCACAAGTTGCTGATATTGGAGATATATCTGAATTAACAGGCTACGCTACAGTATTAAGAGATAAGCCATTTGATGCTAAATTAGATTTTGGTATTCAAACAAATGATGAAGCCGTTACCACAAATGGCAGGATGGCTATAACTTTTCTTGATGATTCAACAGTAAAACTTACTGAACATTCACAATTGTTGATTGATGAATATATATATGACCCTGACCCAAGTAAATCTAAAATGGCTCTTACTTTTGGATTGGGAACTGCACGATTTATTACAGGCAATCTTAATAGAATAGATAAACAAAACATAAAGCTAAAAACACCAACTGCAAACATAGCAATTCGTGGAACAGATTTTACTGCTACTGTTGATGAATTAGGCAGGTCTTTAATTATATTGCTACCTGATAAATATGGTGTATCAAGTGGTGAGATTGAAGTCATAACTGCTACTGGTAGCGTTTTATTAAATAAACCTTATGAAGCAACTACTGTTTCTGTCTTTGAGAATGCACCAAGCAAACCAGTCATATTAGATTTAGATTTAGACATAATTGATAATATTTTAATAGTCACTCCACCTGAAAGAATAGAACAAGAAGAAGAAGCTGTTTACTCTAGCAGTGGTGATAGTATTCTAGATTTTAATGATTTAGATATAGATTATCTTGCTGAAGACTTTTTAGATTCTTCAGAAACTTTAGAATTTACAGAATTAGATATAAATTATTTAGATGTAAACTTTCTAGAAGATTTACTAGATGTTATTGATGCACTTGAAATAGACAAAGAAGAAGACCAACTTAAACAGGATGGTGTAGCACTTAATATTGCAGGAACAACCTTTGGACAAGATATAGAAACACAGATAACTACTTTTTTAACTGGTCAAACTCTTAGCATGATAAGGTCAGTTAATGACTATGCAAGAATAGATATTGATTCAGGCAACTCTTATACAATCATTTTTATACAAGATGGTGTTTCAAGAGTTGTAACTGTCAATGGTGGTAGCAGTAATACAATCAAAATTACACAAAGTAATTAATGTGCTATCATTTTTTTGATGAAAAGACTTTTATTACCGATAATTATATTATTATCACTCCCACTTATATTTCAAAGCACACCAACAGAAATATTAAAACTTAAAACTTTTGATACCTTTGTAAAAAAATATGAGCCATCAGGTAACTTTGTAATTTTAAATATTACAGAAGAAGATGTAGAAAACGAAGGTGGTTATCCTTTCCCAAGAAGAAGATTAGCAGAAATACAAGTAGATTTAATTAATGAAGGTGCTATTGGCGTTGGTTGGGTTATGTCTTTTCCACAAGCAGACAGAATGGGTGGTGATGAAGTTTTTGCTACGACATTAGGCTACATACCTTCAGTAATAGCCATGTTTGAAGATGGCAATAATAATTACCCAAAACCTACAGGAACTGTTGTCAAAGGAGACCATGTTGATGGTATAGTATCTAAGGGAGTCAAGGAAAACCTGAACACCTTATCAAATAAAACATTGCAGGGTTTAGCCATTGCTCCCACTGAAGTTGACCAACTTGTTAGAAGAATCCCATTACTTGTAAGCACTCCTGATAAAAACTGGATTCCTTCTTTTGGCACACAAATATACAAAGCACTTTTTGATGTTAGAACTTATATTATAAAAACTAATGATAATGGTATAGAAGAAATATCAATCAGAGGAATACCACCAGTAAAAACAGACAGTCTTGGTCGCAAATGGATAAGTTGGATTGATACACCACAAACCACCTTACAAGAAATGGATGTTGCAGGTAAATTTGTATTTATTGGTGTCACAGCTAATGGTGTAATGCCACAATTAGCCACACCAGTTGGATTAATAGAACCACATAAAATACAAACTGCATTAGCAGAATCAATTTTGATACAAGACAGTCCTTACATCCCTGACTGGGCATTAGCTGTAGAAATGTTAATTTTTATCTTAACAGTGACTGTAATATGGCTTCTATTAAACGTTTTGGGTATCACATGGGGTTTGGTATTAGCTCTAACAATAATGTTGTCAACAGCTTATACAGGATTTGCACTTATAAATAAGGGTATTTTAATTTATGTGACATGGACACTAATATCTCAGTTTGTTACTGGGTCAATAGCGTTTTATCTTAGATTTAGAGAACAATGGAAACTAAGAGTTCAAATTAAAGGACAATTTGGCACATATATTTCGCCTGATATGGTAGATATGATTGTAAAAGACCCAACTTTGATGAAATTAGGTGGCGATAGAAAAGAAATGACTTTTATGTTTGCAGATATTGTAGGTTTTACACCAATATCAGAAGCATATATGAAAAAAGATGACCCTGAAGGTTTAGTAGAGCTTATAAATTTATTTTTAGACAAAATGACCAAAACAATTTTAAAAAATGGTGGAACGATTGATAAATATATGGGTGATTGCATCATGGCTTTTTGGAACGCACCTTTACCTTGCGAAAATCATGCAGAAATGGGTGTAAAAACAGCAATTGAAATAGAATTGTTGACAGAAGAACTTAACGCAAAACTTAAAGAAGAAGGATATGACTTACCACCAGTTGTGATTGGCACTGGTATCAATACTGGAACTTGTATAGTTGGTAATATGGGTTCTGAGCTTAGATTTGATTATTCAGTAGTAGGCGATGCAGTTAATCTTGGTGCAAGACTAGAAGTTCAGACAAGAACTTATGATACGCCTATATTAATATCTCAATATACCTTTGAACAAGCAGATATGCCTTGCAAACGTATAGATGAAATAAAAGTCAAAGGTAAAGAAGAACCAGTAGTAATTTATGCACCATATGTAAAACAAGAAGTAAGAAGTTTGTATAAAAAGTAATTCCAATATAGAATTATTTTATGGGTTTTAAATTATCAATTATATTAGGTGGTATTTTGCTTGTAACAGTATCAGGTTCTGCATGGTATATAGATAGACTACAAGACAATATATCTACCTTGAAAGCAAATCAGATGACATTAGAAAAATCTATTGCTGAACAAAACGAATCAATAAAAAAACATTTAGCAAAACAACAACAAACACAAGAGCAACTACAAGTTCTTACACAAAAAAATCAAGAAGCACAGAGAGAAGTGCAAAATTTAAGAAATACTTTTGCAAAGCACGATTTAGATGCTTTAGCAATTGCTAAACCAAAACTAATAGAAAATATAATTAATAAAGCATCCAAAAAAGTTAATAAAGAATTAGTTGAATTAACTAATCCAAACCAATTTGACGAAACACTGGGTGATGTAAATTGAAAATTATTAATACAATGTTTGCAGTGCTGATTATCAGCAGTTGTTCAATAATTCCTACATCACCTAGACCTGTTGAAGTCGTAACAGTCGCAGAGTCTATTCCTATGTATCATCCACCTTTACCCCTAGAGGTGCAACTAAATGATGTAAGTTGGGAAGTCTTAACCCCTCTACTAATGCAAGAATACCTAGCTGAATTGGAAAAAGGCTCTGCACCTCAGTCAGCATATTATTCTTTGACCTCTAAGGAATATGAAAAGCTATCTATGAATTTAGCAGAAATCAAAAGATATTTAAGAGATACGTTATCTATTGTTGAGTATTATAGAGAATATGACAAAGAAGAAGAAAAGTCGCAAGATGATAAATAATTTGTTAGTATTTAAACTTCATTCATAACAAAGGAGAAAATTATGTTTGGATTTATCGGAGAATGGATTGGTATTATTACAGGTATTGTATGTGGAGCATCAATCATCTGTGCTTTAACACCAACTCCAAAAGATGACGCTATGATAGGCAAACTATACAAAGCTATAGAATTATTAGCTTTAAATATAGGAAAAGCTAAACAGAAATAGCAATGTCTGAATCAGTCACGCCATTTGTATACAACGCTATACTAGAGAGGGTAATAGATGGAGACACCATAGACGTGACTCTAGATTTAGGCTTTGATGTCAAATTACATAAGCAAAGAGTTAGATTAGCAGGTATTGATACACCTGAATCACGCACAAGAAATTTACAAGAAAAAGCACTTGGCTTAAAAGCAAAAGATAGATTAATAGAACTTTGTAATGGTTCATTTAAGGTGCAATCATTAGGCAAAGGTAAATATGGAAGGATATTAGGAATACCTTATGATGAAAATAATAAAAGCATTTGTCAGATTCTTATTAAAGAAGGACACGCAGTTGAATACTGGGGTGGCACAAAAAAAGCAAAAGTCCGAGAGGACGGAACTTGGGGAGAATAATATGAAAATATCACAAGAAGGATTAGCACTAATAAAGAAATTTGAAGGTTGCAAATTAGACTCATATAAATGTTCAGCAGGTGTTTGGACTATTGGTTATGGTTCTACTAAAGGCATTGAAGAAGGAATGTCTATTACACAAGAGGAAGCAGAAGAATTATTAATAAAAGATATTGCAGTATTTGAAGAAGAAATAGAAAAAGCTGTAATTGTTCCATTAACGCAACATCAATTTGATGCACTTGTTTCTTGGACTTTTAATTTAGGTGGTGCAAATCTTAATGCATCAACTATGCTTAAAGTTTTAAATAAATGTGAATACGAAGAAGTCCCTTCACAAATGAAAAGATGGAACAAAGCAGGTGGCAAAGTTCTACAAGGATTAATTAGAAGAAGAAATGCAGAAGCACTGTTGTTTGCAGGACAAGATTGGAGTGATGTATAAATGGCAAATATTATAGAAGAAACTAAAGAAACACCTTTAATTGTAAAATTATTAAAACAAGCAATTGATGAAGATAATCTTACAGACGAAGAAACTTTTGTAGCACACGAACTATACGAAGACTTAAAATAAAAAATGGCTCTAAGCAAAATACAAACAAAAAGACTAGGCAGTATATTATCAATTATGTTTAATGAAGAACTGCCTAATGATTTGTATGATAAATTAATCAATGAAGGTTTTGTAAAATTATCTGACAAAGGCTACATATTGACTGAAAAAGGTATTTCAGAAAAAAATAGATTATGCACTTTAGCAGGTCTTAAAATTCAATATTCTAGTGAGAAACGAGCAACAGGCTAGATATCGTTTAAAAATTTTCTTAATTTTGTAGAACTAAAATTATGTTTTCTGCTGTTGTAATGAATATCAATATTACGTTCTTCACAAATATATTTACCAGTAAAATATTTGTCACGATATTCTTCACCTATAATTCTTATATCAATTGCTAAAGTTTTAAATATTGTTTCTAAGTCTTTTTCTGTTTCATACAAAATAATTTCATCAACATATTTGACAGCAGATAGCTGTATTTGTCTTTCTACTATTG